AGTTAACACCTGTAACTTCAAATCTTCCTTGTTCTTGGTTGTATGTGGCTAAACTACTTGCAGCATTAATAATTGAATCTTGTAATCCTTCAACATTATTCGTTGCCATATACATTAATTTAAGTGGATCATTGAAATCTCCAATTGCACCACCTAGTACTTGTAAGTTAGCAGATAACTCTAATGCACTTTCTGGACTAAATACTTTTTCGGCAACTTGTGAAACCGCATCCATACTTAATCTAAATTCAATAGATTTTTGAACCATTCTAGCTAAACCTTCAACTCCTTTTTGGAATCCGTATTCGTTTAACTTACCTATATTTGTTGCTAAATCTTTTGAAACTCTTTGTGAATTTAGTCCTAAAGTTAGTGAGCTTTTTCCCGCCTTTTCAACTGCGTCAAATGTACCTTTTGCACCAATACCCACTTTTTCAAAATCAGGTAACATGTTGGTTAATGCTTCCATTGAACCAAGGTATGCTTGACCAACCACTGCCGCCTGTTCAAATGATTGTTGATTTATTAAATTAAATTTACCAGATTTTTCAACTAAACCTTGTGCGACCGTTGCTAATGTGTCAAAAGAAATACCCAATTGAGCTAATCTTGGTCCTGCGTTTGATATTTCTTCCCTAAAATCTTTTGATAGTTTACCCGTTAAACCAGTTTTAGTATTAATGTCCTCTAATAACTTTCTTTGGTTGTTATATTCATCACCAATCTGGTTTAATCCTTCCTTAAATACATTTTGTGCAATTTGGTCTGCGGGTAAAATTTTTCCATCTTTGGAGACTACGTCCATGAGCTGTGATGAATTAACCGAGTCCTTAATATCTTTATATGATCCACCACCTTCTTGTCCTTTTAGAATACTTGTTGCGGCTTCCATGATTGATTTTGCACCTCTTGTTCCACCACCTCCATCATCCATTTTTCGGTATCTATTATAATCTCTAGTACAAGCGTTTCCATCTTCTGAATCTGCAAACGCACCTGATTTTGTTAAAGTAGCGTTATGCTCTTTAGCCCACTCTTTTTCAAATTGAGTTATATTACCTTGCTTAGCAAGTTTGATTAAATCTGCCATACATATAAATAGGTTATTGTGTGTTTTCCAACTCCATTATATAACCAATATAATATCGTCTGATATAGACAGGCATAGTTAAAATGTCTCCATATGAGAATCCTTTCCTGATTAGGTAGTGAATTTCCGATAATTGATTTTTCTTATATTCCGTAGAAAGGGCGAAAAAAGTCAACCCCAAACCCAATTCTAAATTGGATCTCTTCTCCTGATGGGGTATTTGCTGTTTGTGTTAGGTCAATTCCTGGCTTATTGTCAGATACGTATTTTCTAAAATCTTGTGAATCTTTAATCGGCATATTCTCAATGAAATTTCTTGTGTTCATTGGGTCATTAACTCCAGCCACGGATTTAATCATACCTTCGAGTTGTTTTGTAATAATTGGAGCTATTCCATTACCATTCCAACTCTTTGCAATTTCTTTTATGTCGTTTTCTTGTTTTTGGGTTAAAAACTTAAATGTTACGTCTACTTTGGATTTATTCATAAAATATGAATATTCTCCGTTAGAATCTGCAACTAATGTAAATGGTTTAAAATCTAAACTACTTAAATCTATTTGAACCTCAAAATCTTCGTTTGTTTTTGGGTCGGTTAATGTAACTTTATATTCTGAACCAAATGCGGTATTTCTTAAAAATATTAAAATAGCCTCCTTATCTTCTTCAACCAAATCTTCGGTTGATAAGTCTTTGTCTAATACTTTTCTTTTTAATAGTTCATTAACTATAGCATTTGTCTGTATTAAATTTGGGGATGCTAATATATTTTCATCCGCGGCAGTTAGGTAAGCTATTCTTAGTGATTTCTTACCATTTTGATAATGGATACCTCTACTTGGTAACTCCACAACATCATATGCGATTCTTGGGTCAATTCTTAATTCTTCCATAGTACAATTTAATCTATAACTATCGTAAAGTAAAGTTTTAAACATAAAAAAACCGATACCCATTTCTGGTATATCGGTTTAATATATGAAAAAGTATAATATTAGAATACAAGTATACATCTATCCATACGTAAAGTACATTGGATAGTTGCAATTTCATCTCTTGAATAGTCTAATTCACCAAAGTTGATGTCTTGAATAAATGTTCCTTGAAGAATCCATTTTTCAACAACAACTCCCGTTGGGTCTAACATTTCAAGTTCGATGTCTTTTTTATAACCGGCAGCATATCCCATACGACCAGTAACTGATTCAGCGTGTAAACGGAACCATTCCATTAACGCTTGTGACGCTGATGGACCAATCGGATCTTTAAATGTTACCCTCATAGTATCCCAACTAAATTTACCCGCAACATATGTTGAAGTATTTAAAAAAGGAATTTCAGTCGCGTTGATTTTTGCGGATGGTCTAGCCGCTGATGTTACATACCATTCATTGATACCCAAAGAAGATGGGAATCTTACAATAAATCGGTTCTGTCTTTTCGGTTCGTAAGGAACCGGCATTTTCATTAGTAAATCTGCCATGTTGTATTTGTTAAGTTTTTTTGTTATTTTATACTCTTATAAATATATGTTAATTAGAAATAAATTTATTTTTAGGATCGATCTTGATTTTGTGGATTTTTTTTCGTAGTTTTTTACAAATCCTCCAGTATTCTAGACCCAGTATAAATAATTAATAAATTTCTAGTTTAATAATATAACATATAAATACTAGTATAACTAGTTCCAGATTATACTGGGTAAAATAAAATGATATAATTTTAATAATAATTGGTTCCATGTGGAGCATTAAAAAAGGGAAGCTTTTCGGCCTCCCTTTTTATTTTTTTATCCTCCTTTTAGATTAGATATTCTCGAATGAAGCTCCTGTTGGAGTAATTACGAATTCCAAATCAATAAATTCAAGAGAACGAGTAGGTTTAACGTAAATTTTACCTCTCAAAGTGTTAGCGTCGATGTCTTCAACATCACTTGAAACACTTACTTTAAATTCATAAAGACCTCTTTCTTTCTTAATTGATTCTAAAATTGGGTTTACCAATCTTAAGAACTCTTGTCTTACTTGTTCGTCGTTTTGTTCGAACAACAATCTAACAGCAACTGCTGAAATTAACTTTCTTGCTCTTAACAACAATCTTCTTACGTTGATTCTATCAAGTGCAGATTCTCTAACTTGTAACGTTTTGTTACCCCAAATAATTGTACCAGTATCAGAGAACGTTGCGATTGGATTAATTCTATTTTTGTAAAGTTCGTCTCTTTCATCAAGAGTTAACTTCTTTTTAGCTTTAATTGCATTTACCAAACCTCTTGAATAACCCGCAACTGCGAACCAAGGATAAGATACGTTATCAGTTAACGCGATGTTCTTCAACACCTCACCTGTTGGTGGAATGTAAAGTTGAGTTGCGTTATCTGTATCTCTTACTTGAATCCAAGGCCAATATGTTGCAGAATAGTTAGAGTCAATTCCTAAATCGTCAAGGTAACCTGTAACGGTTGCCGCATCATCAACATTTGGTGATGATATGATATAAAGTGAATCGGCTCTTTCATTCTCGATAATATCTATTGCTTGACTTGTTAAAGATGAATGATCGTAGAAGTTAATACCTGCAGTAGCGAATACGTTAATATCAATTGCCTCAGGATTTGAGTAAGTTTGAATACCTTCTAAATAAGCATAATAATCAGAGTTTCCTATGGTTGTATTGAACACACCACCATTATCGGTATTAGCTGTATTATATGTTGTTTTACCATAAATAAATTGGTCACCAAGAGTTCTTGTCTCTCTGTATATATCCCAACCATCAAATCCACCACAAACCGCTAATGTAAATTTACGGAAGTTTATGTTGGTTAATTTATTGTCGGTACCAGATTGACCTTCTAAATCATAAGGTGTTGTTTGGTATGTTGTTCCTGTTATTGATGATGCGTTTGTTGATAAGTGGAAACCGAATGTACTTGAAGACGCCGCATTTCCTTTATATTTAAACAAGTCACTATCAAATTTAAAACCATTTTGAGATGATAAACCTAAAGAGACTTTCTTTACTTTATCTCCATTAGATAATACTTGAGAACCATCTGATTCGTAGTAAACTACGTCACCACCATCAAAAAATTCTGTTTTGTAAAGAACACTACCCAATTTGTTACTTGAAACAAGTAAGGATGTAAATCCTTTGAATCCAGCAGGGAAAGCGTCCGTAGGTGCATTATCGGCCATATTTAACATGATAAACTTTGAACGTAATTCATATTCACCATCAGAGGTACCAACTTTTCTTGCCACATAACCTGGAAGGTCAGTATTCATTGAACATCTTGTAAATTTCTCTAATATAATTTGATTTTCATCAGTATCGTTAAAATCACGAACCATAATATCAAATTCGGCAGTGTCCAAATTAATGTTTTGAATTGTAACCTTAACTTCAATATTTGCTGCGTCTCCATCAGATATTGTTAATATTGAGAATAAATCCGCAACATTACCACCACGAACTTCAGAAACAACTGTAGGTGATGATGGAGTATCCCATGATTGTGCAAAATTATCACTTTCAACGTTTGATGATACATCTAAACTTAAACCTCTTACGTATCCATTTCTAAATGCTGATAATAATAAGTTAGAATATATTTCATTAACATATAATGGATAATCTTCTTTTACTTTATCAAAAACTTCAGTACCTAATACTTTATTTATATATTTTGTTGATGAAATATCTAATGAACAATTGAATGTTTTAATTCCTCCCGTAATACCTGTAACATTTAAAGCAAATTCTGCCATTGGGTTAGTTGCAACACCACCAACATCGGTTAATGTTACTGCCGTTGTTCCTGTTACCTGTAATACTAAACTTTGTGATGCGTTATATTCACCTCTTGATCTTAAAGAAGTGACAATTACATTACTATAATCTGTATTAAGTGACGCGTTGTATTTAAATCTTGTTACATCAAATGAAGATGTACTTGTAGAATAAACAAAAAGATAAGAGTAAACACCATCAATTGTTGAGTCGGCTGACCCTGTCTTAGTAAAGAACGCATTATACCAATTTTTATTAGCATTTTCACCGATTGGTGATAAAAGTTTTGTACCTGTTAAACTTGAGGTATCTGAAGTTGGTACATTACCAATAACAAACCAATCGTTATTTGCATACGCCGCACCACTCTTACCTGTTTTACTTGTTATGTATGTTGTTACAGATGAACCATTGGTTGCCGTTTTACCTGAAAGTTCACCATAAATTGTTGAACCTGTAATAGTTGCGGTTGTTGCTGATAATGTTATTCCTGTTGTTGATCCACTTAAAGATCCAAGATTAACCCCACCTAAAGTTTTAATACTATAAGTTTTTCCTGGTTTATATCCTGTTTTACCAAGTATTCTTGTCACGAATAGTTGATTAGACTCTTGTAAGTATGATTTAGCCATATATGCTAATTCATATTTAGGGTTATTTGCACCGTCTTTCTCAGGTGAAGTTGGTCCGAAATACGTTTTGAATTCGTCGAAGTCCCCAACTAAAATAGGTTCGAAAGCAGGACCTTTTAAAGCCTCACCTACTAAACCTAAAGTTGTAACCCCGACACTTTGTGCTACGAATGTTAGATCCTTCTCAGATGTGTACACACCCGGAGAAACGAATACTCTGTTTGAATTTGCCATCGATTGTTGTTTGGTTAATTATTTTTATTAGTTATTCTATAAATATCTTTGTTTTTACCAAAGATTTCCGTACTTTTGTTTAAAAAGATAGTAAATTATCCTTTTCTATCTTAAATTATCTTTCATCATGGAAAACAAACAGAAAAACGTAAAAATTAGTGAGAAACACCACGAGATGTTAAAAAACCATTGTGAAAAGAACGGATTAAAAATTTATAAGGTTTTAGAAAAATATATTGACGAAGTTTGTAAACCAAAAAAGAAGGACATCTATGGTGACGATTAATATAGGTAAGTCACACCAATTCTAGAACCAACAACAGGTGTACCTAACAAAACAATATCTTGTGAACCTGAAACATCAAATCCAGAACCTTCCTCTTCTTGTAGACCATTTATATCTAAACTGACAATACTACTAATATTGTTATATGTGTGAAAAGTTAATGTACTACCATCATATTGGAAATACTCCGTAGTAACTTGTATTAATTTACCATAATTATCTATAATAACATTGTTTCTACCCTTATAGTACGAAATAACTATAGTACTACCTTCAAAAGGTGGTTGTACAAATGATATTTTAGATGTATATGAAATGTGGAAAAAATCAACGTTTTTCTCTTGTAATAGACCATTAATTGTAACACTAAATAATGTACCAATACTCTCACCAACACTAAATTGGGTTTGCATTCCGTCTCCAGTGAACGACATCACGGTTATATCGATAACCTTACTAACGTATTTTTTTCTACCTAAACCCTCTTTTGCAAATTCATTCATTAAAAAGAAACGATTAATTGCGGGTTTTACCTCAAATTCATCAGAATCAATAAGGAAACCTAACATAGTAAATGTGTAGTTTTGAATGTAAAATCTCCTACCCTCCAACGTATCCATGGGGGTATTATCTTCAATTTTATCTAATATAAGTGGAATGTAATGTCCCTTAACTTGAGTGTAATCTTGTCTCGATGAAAAATTTTGTAATACTATTTTACTAAATTTATTAACGTCTCTAAATTTATTACAAACAATCGTAACGTCATACGTTATATCAACAGGTACGGGTTGTGGTATTTTATATATATCCGCACCCATAGTGGTTCCGTTCCAAGTCGGTACGGAGGAGTAGTAAAATTGATGTCTATCGGGTATTGTTCTCTGAACCGATGGATTTGTTCCCGGTTGAACGTCGGGTTTTCTTACAATTGCAACAAATGGTAATTCAATATTTCCGTCGTCGTTTGTAAATGTCCACGTTTGTGTAAATTCACCCCACCTTTGAACTGTTAATATTTTATCAATAATTGGTATCTTGTTACCATCGGACACAATTTGAAAATTTTTAGTTACGTAATCTAAAAATCCTTTATCTAAATCATCGTGTAATATAGAGTCGGGAAGATATGTGTCAGATTTAGTAATCTTATCTAACAATTCTTGTCTTCTTTCAGTCAGTTCTTTTTCTGTATAAACAGATATGTTGTTTTTTCTTTTAGGTATTCCCATTTTATACTCCTCTAAATTGACTATCTTGTACTGGTGAACAAGTTATTGATTTATAATATGGTTTAAACCCAAACATATTATGTTTATTGTCCGAAGTTATTTTACCATCATTTACCACTTGATAAAATCTAACTTTTAATTCAGATTCGGGATAACCAATATAATCACCATATCTTATATCTATTTTCATTTCTTCTAAATGTTTAATATAAACAGATAAAATCATATTTCCCGGCTCAAGGTGTCTCAAAGTCCCATTTTTATATGAACTATTTTTTGGTTCCTCAATTTTAACCAACGCATTAAATTCAACAGGTGGAAAGAACTTAGTTTGGTCTATACCGACCTCTACGTACACGTCATCAATTTGAGTCTTTTCTCTATCCACCCTATATAGAACTAATTTCATATTTAAATCCCCGTGAAGATATTCTTGACCCATTTGAATATTGAGGTCAAAATCATCTTGAGATAAGAATTTAGATAATCTGGTAATAGGTAACTTATTTTCCATATCCTAATAAATAGTTTAATGTTACATTCTATTTACTTATATTTTAATATGGAAACTAAGATTCCCGAAATAGAGGCAAGAAACATTTTATTAACCTACGAAGGTTCAAACAACCAATTATTAGATTGGAAGAGAAAATTTGTTGAGGTAAAAAACTTCAAACTAACCCGTCCACAGGCGGAATATGTTCAAAAGTATTATAATGTGTCCCCAAAGGTAGCAAGAAAATATATTAACATCGTTAATTCTTTTGGTGAAAAGATAATGGAAGAAAGGTTATTACCTAAACCTCCTGAAAAAATATGGTGTGAAAAATTATTATGTGATTCTGAAAAAGCGTTTCATATATGGGGTAAAGTATTAGATAATGACCAATTATCTGCAATGTGGTTACCGAAAGCCGCAGTGATGCAAGAAGAGAAAAAACTTAATCGAATTATTGATTATAGTAATTACGATACAAGACCTCCCATGGAACACCAGAAGGTTGCCATTGAGAAGTTATTAGCAAACGATAAGTTTATACTTGCCGATGATATGGGTCTTGGTAAAACGACCTCAGCGGTTATTGCATCTATGGAAAGCGGAGCTAAGAAAGTTCTTATTGTTTGCCCCGCATCTTTAAAGATAAATTGGGATAGAGAAATTAAAAACTATTCTAACAGAAAAGTGTTAATTGTTGAGGGTCGTAAATGGGGTTCTACATTTGACTATTATATTATAAACTATGATATTATTAAAAATTACCACTCAACAGATAAGTCTGAAGATAGTGACGACTATAAATTATTGGTTAATGCCGGTTTTGATTTGGCAATCGTAGATGAGGCACATTATATTTCAAATGCAACGGCAAATAGAACTCGTTTATTAAATGATGTACTTGAACAAATCCCAAAAGTTTGGTTACTAACAGGAACCCCAATGACATCAAGACCAATAAATTATTTTAACTTATTAAAAATTGTTGAATCCCCATTGACATTAAATTGGCAATCTTATGTTCGTAGATATTGTAAAGGTTATCAATTCAATGTTGGTAATCGTAAAGTGTGGAATACAAGTGGTGCAAGTAATTTAGATGAGTTAAGAGAAAGAACTAAGAATATAGTACTTCGTAGAATGAAAACCGACATTCTTGATTTACCCGAAAAAATTGTTACTCCTGTTTTTGTTGAATTAACAAGTAAAATGTACGATGAGGAATTAGAAGAATTCACACGTATTAGTAATGATAAAAAAGATGACGAAACAATCACTGTTACGTTAAATCGTTTAATGAGGATTAGACAACTTATTGCGTATGAAAAAATTCCTTACACTTGTGAATTAATTGATAAGTGTTTAGAACAAGGAAAGAAAGTAATTGTATTCACTAATTTTACAATGTCATTAGATATGTTACATGAGAAATATAAAAAGAACTCCGTAACTCTTGATGGTCGTATGAATAAAGATAAACGACAAGAAAATGTTGATAGATTTCAAAATGAAGATAAAATAAAAGTATTCATTGGTAACATTAAAGCGGCTGGAGTTGGTATTACGTTAACAGCGGCTGAGGTTGTTATTATGAACGACTTATCGTTTGTACCAGCCGACCATTCACAAGGTGAAGACCGAGCATATAGATATGGACAAAAAAATAGTGTTCTTGTTTATTACCCCGTATTTGAGAACACCGTTGAAAAAATCATCTATAATATTCTACAAAGGAAAAAAGGGGTAATTGACCAAGTTATGGGTGATGGTGAATATTCAGAATCTTTTAGTAAAGACTTACTTAAACAACTCCTTTAACTCCTCAATTTTTGAGGTTAGTAAATCGTTAAGTTCTTTATCTTCCACATTCGGAAGGTTAACCACAATTTTTTTTTCGGGTTCTACCGAATAATCGATATAATTTTTATCACCTTCTTTTTGGTATGTGAATATGAAATCATTAATACCACAAATTCTAAATAGTTCGTTTAATTTATCGTTCATAACTTAAATATAAACTATTTATAAGAATAAAACAAAATATGGCGACTATTATTTCACAACCCGAAAAGGACAAATTATATACTCAGGTATTTCACCTATTAGGTATGCCTGTTCGTGGTATTGAGCTTACTGAAGAACAAATGGACACGTTCCTTGAACTTTCATTATCAGAATATGAACAATATGTATCTGATTGGTTAATAGAATCCCAATGGTCGGCATTGGCCGGATTAGACGTAGATACACAATCTTTAACTAACGCTTTTACAACTCGAAGTTTAGATTATGAAACTCAATATAGTCACTCATATTCTAAAATTGTGGGTTTACAGGCGGGTGGTGATAGTGAACTTAAGAAAGATTTCATAACATTAACAGGTGGAACACAAATGTACGAAGTACCTGCAGGACGTGAAATAAATGAACTATTGTGGTTTACAAGATCAGAAATGACGGATACAATTGTTGACCCATTTTCTGCTGGATTTGGTGGATTAGGTGGCGTCGGGTTTGGTGGGTTTGGTGGTTTTGCACAAATGGGTGCGTCGGGTGGTTCATATTTTATGATGCCAGCGTTTGATTTATTATTAAGAATGCAAGATAGAAGTCTTAAAAATAGATTAATAGGTGGTGACTTAACATACAGAATAACTGCAGGTCCTGCTGGAAAAAAATATATTCATCTTTATAATGTACCTGGCGGTAGATTTGATTTTGGTGCAGTTTATAAAAATAACTATCAAGTTTGGTATTGGTACTATGATACCATGGATAGAGACACTTGTTTAGATAAAAACAAAGACGTTATTAAGTTACCTTCAGACGTTATGACTGAAGAATTAACGTGGGATAAATTAAATAAACCTTCTCAGAATTGGGTTAGAAAATATCTAATCGGTTATTCTAAAGAAGGTTTAGGTAGAATTTGGAGTAAATTTTCTGGAGACTTACAAGTTCCAGATAGTTCGGTTAAATTAGATTATAGTTCTTTACTTACTGAAGGTAAAGATGAAAGATTGAAGTTGGTTGAAGAATTAATGGCTCGATTAGAAAGACTCCGTCCCGATAAAATTCTTGAGAGAAAAGGTGCTGAGGCTGAAAATTTAAATAAAGCACTTAAGTTCAGACCAATGCAGTCTCCATACAATATCATTTAACTTTCGGTTACGTGTAAAATTAAATCACCATTATCGTTACCGATAATTTCGTCTTCATTACTTACAGTACTTGCAGCTTGTAATTGTAGAACCTTTCTGTTGTGGTCAACCCAATATTGGTCAACAAGTTCAAGACTATTTTCAACATACATAAAGAATGGGTCACGACCAACCTTATTCCAAAATACAACCTCACTATCGGAAAGAGTCATAACCTCGTCAAATTTATCTTGACCACTTTCCTTCAATGGATAACCATTAACTAACTCACATTGATTTCTTGTAAAGTATTGTCTATCTTTTGGATCCTCAATTAAAATATCTTCTCTAATCTCAGGTTTAAATGCAACTAATAGAGGTTCAACACGTTTATTAAAATTGTTTAAATAACGAGCAACATTATAATCACCTAATAAGTTTGGATTATCTGTAATTTCTTTTTCAGGAATCATATAACAACTCACCTCAATATAACCATCAGGCATTGGGTATCCATGTTTCGCGGTAAACTCTTCTTGTTGTTTCTTTGTTGGTTTAGTTACCTTCTGTACATCACCCGATGATTTCTTAGTTCCATTATTAACATAGAAAATTGTATCACCTAAACCTGCGGGATAATCATTCTGTAAAATTAATTCCATGTGCGCTTGTCTAGACATTAGTGAACCAGACTTTGTAGTTTTCTGAATGTGTTTTTTATAATCACTAACTGATTGTTTAACACGAGCCTTGTTTGCAATTTTAGCTAATGGAATTTCTTTATTATAAATCTTATCCACATAATTGTAGTATAGTTCTACAAAAGAATGACCATCACCATTTAACAAATACTTTAAACCTTCATCTAAGAACTCAACAACATATGTTTGTAATTTTTTAGACTTAATAGTGTTACCCGTTAATTTAATTTTCTCTTTACCTTTCTTAATTAACTTAATGATATAATTTTTACGTGAAACATTAATACAAGCAGGTGCAGTATAATCAATATCAAGACCCATTTCATTTCTCATAAAAATATCATTAAATTCCGCAGTGTGAGCTTCAATACCTTTATATTCTTTACCTTCCTTAACAAGTTCATTAAGACCCTTACCAATATACACAGCTTCTAATGCACTATCGGGTGTTTCAAAGTTTACACCATCAGTATCCATTACAAGAGGTTTATAACCTTTCTGCATATAGAACATAATCATCATACGAAGACATTGACGACCAATACAAGTAATGGTTTCACCTGAATCCATTTCTCCCCAAGGAAATACGTGTGGAGCAGATAACGAACCAAAATATGCGTTAATGAAAATCTTAATCGGTAATTGTTTACGATCATACATTTCTGAAGCAACGGGATCACTATCTTTTAATTCACCGGCAAGATGTTTATATTTAATACGAATATTTCTAAAGTATTTTAACATTGATTTTTGTACACCCATAACATCACAATCAGGGAATACATCATACACTAATTGAATTGATGGGTATAGTGATGAATAGTCAAACTTTACAATATTCTTTGCAAACCCCACATTTAATAAACGTGATAATCCACCAGTAAATGGTCTTTTCTCATCCTTAGCGGGTATCGCTAAATTATTTTCATATGACCACGCCAACATGATAATTTTCCATAATGTGGCGGTTCCCATTGTGGCAATTCTTTCATATGTTGTTGGTACTAATTTAGAAAGTAAAAATGTTGATTGAGAGAAACTATCATCTACGATCATTGTCTCATACAAGTCATCGTCAAGATATTGTTCTACAATTTTTCTACCTGGCCATATTTCAAACTTACCGGGGAACCTCTCCATTAATCTATCGGTACCTGTATCACCAATCTTTTTGTAACCACCTGTCTTAGGGTTTACGTAATAACTTTCATTATCTAAATAAATTTTAGATATTTGATTACCTTCAACATACACACGATTCGGTTTCTCCTTCTCCAAATATGTTGTGATATATTTCAAACCCCACGATTTAATTTCGGAGTTAATTGCCTGAGCTCTACGAACAGAGTGTGCAATATCAATAATATTAAAACCCCAAATAACGTGCTGAGTGTAATCCTCAATTTCATTTGCAAGTTTTAACATTCCCTTTTTTTCTTTCATTCCTGTACTTGTGAATATTTGGGTTAACCCATTAACATCAACACCAAGAATTTGTGCACGTTTTAAAATAAACGGCCAGTCAAAGAAAGCGGAGTTATAACCAGCAACAATCGTTGGTTTTAAATCTTTAATATATTGTAAAAATCTCTCAATACATTTCTTTTCACCATCTTCACCAAATGCGGGAATTGTTTCTTGTAGACCACGATTATCCTTAACCCCAATCAAAATGATTTTACAAGTTTCAGGATCTAAACCCGTGGTCTCAATATCAAATACAAATCGATAAACATCACTATAATCTTCAATTCCCTTAAACAATCGTTTTCTTGTTTGAACAAGATATTGTTCAACAGGAGATAAAATAGTAAAATGTTTTCTTACCTCTTCTCCCCATGGGTCAAGTCCACCAGTTTTAAAAAAATTGATTAAATCGGTGTAACTCTTAATACTTTTAACTAAGAATTTCATACCATCCTCCAAACGACTATTACCATGAGTTTCTAACTTTTCAATGATAATCCCGTACTTACCCATCATTTGTTTTTGAGTTGATTTGGAGTTACCATAAAAATTAAGATTAGATAAGTCTCCGACCCATAAAAATGGTACAAACGAATCTGTTTTAACAATTTTACCCTTTATTGGGTCCTGAATAATTTTGGATATTGAGTTGGAGGGATAGTCATATTCGACACCTACGATGTATTTCTCATCGTCTCCCCCATTTAGAAAGTTTTCGATAACTTCCTGAGAGATAACTTCTTTCATGTTTTATATTTTTTAAATGTGACGTATTAGCTTACCATTAAATGGTAGTTTGTCTTAACATTACAAATATAAACAAAAAGTCTTAATTTAAGAAATATTAATAAATAATTTCTCTTTTACAGGTAAAATGAGTTTGTTTGTTGGGTTTCCGTCAGTATCCTTGAATTGAACTATGACCTTTCCTTCGTATTTACCTGAATTTAACGTATGTTCTTCTGTGAACCTATGTGTTATATAATATTCGTCTGTGGTTTGGTTATATAATTTTGTTCTTGTGGTAACGTAACATGTGGAATCTAAAATGATTGGAGTATCTGTTTTAATGTCAGACATCTCAAATGTAATATCTGCATTTTCTAATAAATCATTAAATGAGGATTTATCGTTTTTACCATCATCAATCAGTCTCATTTTTAATATTGGGTCAGACGCCCCTTGTCTTATAAAGAATTCCATATGTTATAAATATATATTTTTGTTATAATCCGTATTTTTATTTGTTGTTATTATATAATTAACATTTTTATCAATCTTTTACTAAACGAACGGAATATCCCATCGTTTTATATAGTGCACCAGACGTATAAACATTGGAACCTTCTTGAATTAAAATGTGTCTAGCAGTGTTGTCAGGTAAAGATGTAGTTGTCCAAAATTGAGCTTGGTCCATTGGTGTTCCTTCGTCTGTGGGTCCTTGGTTAAAATTGGAGTTTCCATATATATATCCATCTCTATATCCACCCGCACGAGCAGAAAATCCTGTGGCATTTGTTGCACCATAATTTGGAGCCGCCCAATAGGTTGTACCTGTTTCTACTAGTGAGAATTGAGCAAAATAAACCCCACCAGCACTATCAATTAATGTTAAAAATTCATCATATGAGGGTACGTGAAAACCAATTGGTGCTAATCCACGAGAATCTGTTACGGCATACCAGTTATATAACTTACCATATGCATTATTGTTGGATGAATTGTTATTATAATAACACCAAGCACCTGTTGTTGCAGTTCTCCACTCATTATAATCTGTAACTTGTGGTATGACATCACCATTTCGATATGTTATTACATCTAAATTTCTATCTGTCCAAATTTGTGAACCAATAGTAACTGTTGTTCCTGTATATGGTGTTGGTGTACTAGTTGGTGTAGGTGTTGATGTTGGTGTTGCAGTTGGTGTGGGTGTAGGAGTATTAGTCGGTGTTGAAGTTGGTGTACTAGTTGGCGTAGGTGTACTAGTTGGACTATTTGTCGGTGTTGGCGTTTGGGTGGGGGTACTATTCGGTACAGGTGTTGGAGTTGGTGTCGGTGTTCCGGTTGATGGAACTAATGTACTAGTTGGTGTAGGTGTACTTGTTGAACTAGTTGTTGAACTAGGAGTTGGTGTTGGAGTACGTGTTGGGGTTGGGGTTGGAGTGGATGACTCCGTAGGTGTTGGAGTAGGTAGTGCAGATAAACTATCCACACACTTAACCCCACACTCAACGATTTCAAAATTTGGTTTTATCTCAGTTAGATAATGATGTCTAACTCTTGGGAAATTTAATGGTTCCTCAAAATATTTAATTGATTTGATATTAAAACATGAAACACCTGAATGAATTCCACTCATTAATCCAGTTCCACCACCCCAAGATTGAATAAACGGTTGAGTTCCTCTCTTTGAAGGTATAATTTCCTCCCAATTTTCTAACTTATATATTGGTCTACCGTTTAAGTATATCTTCAAAGTCCCCAACCTCCTTTGTCTTTCATTCGCCCATTTCTTATTTAAAACTTCAGAATTATTTAAAAGAGCTAATTGTGTCGATGTTACTGCGGTCACTTCTATGTTTTGATACGGACTCACAATAAATTCTGGAATTAAATCATTCTGTCCTCCATCATTTTCAAGATCACAATCCGTATAATGTTTATACCTATCAAAAACAATTGTAACATTAAAATCTTTAGTTAATCCTGTGGTACACAATGTTGGAGTTTGCCCACTTGAAATATAAAAAGATTCTCCATACGCTAAATCATTAGCACACACACCAGAATAATGTCTTGATATCCACTTAATTCTAGCATCTGATGTAAATTGAAAGGATAGGTTATTATCAGCAAAGTCGGTTAAATCGTCGTCCCCTCTAACGCCTAAATAATAAAAAACACTTCCCGATGACCAAGGTAAAGAATTTCTATTAAAGATAAAATCCAGTGTCCATCCACTTTCAGGTCTTCTTTTTAATTTGGGGGTACAAAAATCGGTACCTAATCCCTCATTAAAATCAAATGCCCATGGTTTTACATTTGTTTTTGGTGATTGATCCGAACATGCTCTAAAATTTATAATATTTCTCCTACTTTTGTAAATGTCTGAAGTAAACCCTGAAATAAGTGCCGATTCTGTATAACCTGTTAAAATGTTAGATGTATATCCCGTTTGATTATATCCTAAAATTTTAAAATAATGAGTTCTTCCACTAAAAAGTGTGAATTTAAATCTATTACTATCTAAAATAGTATGCGTAAATCCCGTCCCAAAGTATGAAACAAAATTATCATATGGTAACGTCATCGACAAACCAGAATATGAATAGGGATATAATAAATCATTTATATCGTCTTCTGCAAGTGTAATTCTATTTTTTACACAATCCATATCGGTTAGGTAATTGTCTATTTTTAACGAATTGTAGACTATAGGTGTACTCAAATCTAACGCATCCGCATCATAATCACCTTGGGTTTTACTCAACTCAAAATCGTATAATTCGGAAGAATCTAATTTTAATTCCAATCTTGACCCATAAAAATTTAAAATATTCTGTCTATTCATGTTTCTATAAATATCTTTCATAAGATTTGATATTTATAATAAAACCGATTTAGATGAATAATTTTATAAAACAGGTAATCGAAGAGAAATTTGCATCAAAAGCGCAACAAAGATACTTTTTTGCTAAGGCGAACGAAAAGGGTGCATCAAAGAAAGAAAAGTCGAAATGGGGTAAAATGGCCAAAGAATTTTCAGATAAAACAAAATATGACGAAATACCAGATAAGGCGGGAGAAAAAGAAGTAGACGAGATTGTAGATAAAAATGGTAACATTGCTAGAGGTAAAAAACCAACAAATTTTAACACCAAAGGAATAACACAAAATAAAACAACAGATGAAGTTGTTAAAAGTGCTAGTGGTCAAACATCACTATCACCAAACCTTGGTTTTGGGTATAGAAAACATTGGGGAGAATCCGATATGAGTAAATCTTTAGGGTATGACGATACTTTAGGTCAAGACGCCAATTATGATGATGCGAAGGACCATTTTGAGGATGATTTAGGTTTAACAGATGATGAGGCTGAAGAAAGATTAGCCAAAATGGGATACGATGAAAAACTAAAAAATACCGATAAAGTTAGATTAGTTGAAAATCCTAAAAAGTTCATGGAGGAATATATTGAAAGTATCTTAGCCAAAAAATCTAAAGATAGTGAGATTGTTTCTAACGATGGTGACCAAATGGAAGAAAAAGAAATAAATCCAATTGTTGCAAAACAATTAAAATCTCTTAAAAATAGTTTAAAAAGTCATAATTTATCAATTAATGATATTATGAAACATTTAAAAGACAATGAATAACGATTTAAAAGATAGGGTATTTAACATTCCACAAAACATACTGCATAAAATCAGTCAAACTGTTATGCATTTAAATGGGCAACACGCTGACGGTAAAGAAAGGGCAGAAAAATTACTTAAAGACGGAACAGTAAAGTATGGTCAATTAAAGAAAATTATCCACGAATTAACATATATGGATAAAGTTAAAGATAAATTGAAATTTGAATTAGCGGGTGGAGACCTAATGAATAATTGGTCAAAAACGCATTTACAAGGTGAAAGAGATATGGTGAGTAATAAAAAAGATTCAAGAAAAAGAGCAGATGAAATAGGTGCAATTAGTGGTGAGCGTTCAAATAGTCACCTTAAAACACACTCAAAAAAATCAAGTACATTTCCGTCATTGAATATGATGAAAAGTAATTCACATAAAAACACAATAAGTCCAATTGTTTCTTTGGGTTTATTTGAACAAATTGAAAAATTTAAAAAATTAATACGTTATTAATATGGCAACACAATTAGAAATCTTAGCACAGAAGTTTAGAACTGAAATTTTAGGACCGAACATCTACAACGAACAAAAATTCTATTCTTCCACAAATAAAAATGCGTTATCTGATGGTGACGTTAAAGGTAAGGGTGAACTAGATAATTCAATAGGGTCATCTGTTGATGTCCAAAATAGAATTGATAATGTTGGGAGAAACAGATTTAATAAAGAAAATAATTACTCTTCAATAAACAAAGATGCACTATCTGATGGTGACGAAAAGGGTAAGGGTGAATTAGATGGTAAAGTTGGTTCATTGACAGATATTAAATCAAGAACTGATGTTGTTGCAAGAAACAAATACAATCCATCAAAAGGATACCCCGATTTTTAATTTATGAACATAAATAAAATATTCTTCAATGTAATTGAAGAACAAAACATATTAAAGACAACAAAAACCAAACCTATAGTTGATGCAATCAAAAATAGGAATATGATTACATTTTACTATTCGGGTCCTCAAAAACCTAAAAAAGATAGTGTAAAAAATGGTTACAGAGTAAAGGCTGAAGCGGTTGCTTTAGGTCTTTCTAAAAAGGGTAATTTAATTGTTAGAGCTTGGGTACAACCTCCTTCCGTTTCTAAAAAAGGATTTGCGAAACACGGGTGGAGAACTTTTATTATTGGTAGAATGAGTAATGTTGAAATTACTGATGAAGTTTTTAACGGAAAGAGACCAGAGTATAAAGAAGGTTCCGATAATTCAATGACAACAACATATGTCACAACAAATTGGGGTACAACTTCGGATACTAAAAAAGTGGAAAAACCATCACCAACGGTTACTAAACCTGAACCAACAAAACCTCCTGTTAGTAAGGTTTCCGATAAACCAACCGAAGTCACTCCAACAGAACCTGTTAAACCTGAAGAATTACCTCAACCAAAACCTGAGGAAAAACCAAGTGAAGTACCACAAGGCAGTGATAATCAGGATTATGAAGTTAAACAAAAAGAATTATATAAAACTAAACAGACCGATTGGATTAACAAACAAAAAGAGATTGGTGGTAATATAAAGCCAGGTCAGGGTACGAGAGAAAGGTTTAAAAAAGAAGTAGAAAAGGAATTACCTCAACCAGAAACAGAAAAGAAACCAGAAGTTAACCCTGAAGAAGATGTAGAAGGAAAAAATCTACAGGAAAGTTTAAAAAGAATTAAACGTTTAATGTTTTATTAAAAAAGGTTATTATTTAAAATATAAAAATATTTATTAGTATGTCACAACAAGGAGTAATATCACAAAATGATTTGATGCATAAATTGGTTCAAGCTAAAAAAGTTATGAACAAAGTAGATGGTGGTAACTATCAGAGAGGTCAAATAGATGAGAGTATCTTAAGGTCCGCACCGGAAGATGTGATGAACAATACACAAATGCAATCAAATCCATCTACACAAAGACAAACAGGAACCCCCAACATTAGTCAAATTCAAAATTCTAAATTACCTGAAGCAATTAAAAGAGCAATGATTGAGAATCCAATCCCTCAAATATCTTTAAATGATACGTTGGACATGGATTTTGTTAAAGGAGCAAAACGTTTAATGGAACAAGAGGGTGTTAGTACAAAACCTTCACAATCAAAACAAACGACCAATAACAACGGAGGTAGTATCGATATGAACGCTATTGCGGTTCTTATTGAAAACACCGTTCGTAAAGTTATGGATGAAAAATTAAATCAAATTCTCACTGCCTCACAAACCTCAACTATTAATGAAAATTTAGTCCTAAAGGTTGGAGATTCAATATTCAAAGGAAAAATTACTGGCGTAAATAAGGCTAAGTAATTTGTTTTTTCATTTTTTTTTCGTATATTTTAGACATATAAAGTAATATAATGTCAAAAATTAAAATTTTAGTAGTACCTCCCGATAGATACGGGGTCGGTAAATTTAGAATGTTAGACCCATTTAAATACATCGGGGAGAATCATTCAGAAGATGTCCACGTCGATTTAGTTTTCAATTTAGAAAATAGAGACGAATTATTCGATGGGTACGATATCGTTATTTTCCATTCATTTATACATCAAACAACACATAAAGAAAATGTAGATCGTATTAATTGGTTAAAATCAAAAGGAGTCAAGGTTATTATGGACATTGACGATATGTGGTTTGTTGACCAACGACACCCAATGTACTACCAAATTAAACAAAGTGGTATGGGTGAAATGAAAATTGAAATGTTAAAGTTAGTTGATTATGTTTCAACAACGACACCAATTTTCGCAAATACAATTAAAGAAAGATTAAGAGTAAAAAATGTTGAAGTATTTCCAAACGCAGTTAACGATGAGGAAATACAATTTCAATCAAATACGAATAAATCAGATAAAGTTAGGTTTGGATGGTTGGGTGGGTCATCCCATTTACACGATTTAGAATTACTAACTAATGGTATATCAACAACATTTAATTCATTTAAAGACAAAGTACAATTTGTATTGTGTGGATTCGATTTAAGGGGTAATGTTACTGAAGTTGATATGAAAACAGGGGAAAAAAGAGAAAGACCAATTGAACCATTTGAAACAGTTTGGTATAAGTATGAAAAAATATTTACAGATAATTTTAAAGTATTAAATCCAGAATATAAATCATTTTTAAGTACATTTACCCAAGGTGATTATAACGACATTAATGAACCATATAGAAGAAGATGGACACAAGACGTTTCAAAATATGCTTTGAATTACAATACTTTTGACGTATCTTTAGCTCCGTTATTTGAGTCGGTGTTTAACGCAAATAAATCACAATTAAAGGTTATCGAAGCGGGATTCCATAAAAAGGCATTAATTGCTAGTGAGACTAATCCATATACTTTGGATTTAATCTCCGCAGTTGATAATGGAGTTATAAACAATAAAGGAAATGCTTTATTAGTAAACCCTAAAAGAAACCATAAAGATTGGGCTAAACATATGAAACGATTAGTTGAGAATCCAAACTTAATTGAAGATTTAGGTAATCGTTTATATGAAACAGTAAAAGATACATATTCATTAAGAAAAGTATGTAAAGATAGAGTAGAGTTTTTCAAATCAATTATAAACAAATAAAAAAAACAATTATGCATTACACAGTAACAGTAGGATATGAATCCGAACAATTAGACAGAGAGGGTAACCCACGTTTAACAAAATCAACAATTATTGTCCAAGCCGAATCAAACGCAGAAGCAAATATTACAGCTTCTAAATTTTTAGCTGGAGATATTCGTACAAGTCAAATTATCGATGTTAAGAAATTAAAGATCGATTGTGTCATTGACGAAAAGAACACACCTGAGTATTATAGATAATAACAATTAAACACCAACTGAAATGGATTTCTACGGAAGAGATATACAAATTATGCGTCAATCGCAAAGTAAAATGGCTTTAGAATACCTAAATTCAGTTGGTGTTCAAGTTACATTTGAAGAACTACAAAGGGTAACTGACGTGTTTGTTGAGTGTTGTTTACGACCTCAAGATAACGACTTAAAGGAAAGAGTTAAGAAGTTAGATAAATGGATTATAGACAAAAAAGAAAAAAATGGATAAAGATAGTCTTGAAGAATATTTAAAAAAATTAAAAGAATTTGAATCTGACTTAAGTTCAGATGATGAAGTTGACGATGAATTTTTTACCCAAATAAACAAAGTTTTAGGTAATTTAATGGACGATGTATCAAAAGATAAAATTGTACCAAATCCATCTTCATTTGAAATTCCTGTAAAGGTAAAAAAACTACATGAGAGCGCAGTGATACCATCATACTCAAAAGATGGTGATGCGGGAATGGATTTAACAATAACAAGAGAAATTGAAAATACTACCTTTAGTGTATCGTATGGTTTTGGACTTGCGTTTGAAATACCAAAAGGATACGTCGGTTTAGTGTTTCCTCGTTCATCTATTCGTAATCAAGAGTTACTATTGTCAAACTCTGTTGGGGTTATAGATAGTGGTTATAGGGGTGAAATACAAGCTACTTTTGTAAAAACAAACGGATTAGATTCTATTAAATATAAGGTAGGTGAAAGGGGTGCTCAAATGATAATTATTCCTTTTCCTAAAGTAACAATCTTTGAAAGTGACGAACTATCCAATACCGAAAGGGGTGGTGGTGGTTTCGGAAGTACAGGTAAATAGAGATATTTATTAAAAATAAAGAACAATTAAAAACACATATTTTGGCAGTAAAACCTAGAACTAGTAGAACCCAACCACCTGTATTAGTGGAAGATAGAAAAATCATACATAAGGATAGAATTAGACAAATCATAAAAAAACCAAAAGAAAAGTTCTTAACTAAAAATCAAGAAACATATTGGAACATATTGGGAGATAATCAAATTACCCTTTGTTTTGGGCCAGCAGGTGTTGGTAAATCATATATCGCAATGAAAAGAGCAGTAGATTTGTTACATGACGATTCCAATAAATATGAGAAAATAATCATTGTTAGACCGGCAGTTGAGGCAGAAGAAAAATTAGGTTCATTACCAGGTGGTTTAGAAGAAAAGTTGGACCCATACATTTACCCGTCTTATTATCTATTAAATAAAATTATAGGTAAAGAGGCAAGAGAACAACTTAAAGACGAAGGTTACATTGAAGTTGCGGCACTTGCATATATGAGAGGATGGAATGTTGATAATACGATATTAGTATTTGAAGAGGCTCAAAATGCAACCCCCGCACAAGTAAAATTATTACTAACTCGTATTGGTTATAATTCTAAATTTTTCCTATCAGGAGATTTAGAACAATCAGATAAATTTAAAGATAAAACTAAATCTGGTTTATATGATGCAAAGAAAAGATTAAGTGACGTAAAAGGAATCGGTGTTTTTGAATTTGGAATGGAGGATATTGTTAGAAACCCAATTATATCTGAAATTCTTAACAGATACGATTAACAATAAATGTAATTTTGCACAATAAACCCACATCGTTTATCATAATGGTGTGGGTTTATTATTTACTTATAAGATATTTGATGGTATATTTACCCAATGGAAGTATACATTAGTATTGATGGTGTTTTAAGAAACACAATACAAAAATTTGAATATCATTACAACGAATCATTTTTAGTGGATGATGTTGTGATTGAAGATAATACATTTGACTATGGTGTAACTGAGCCAATAGAAAACGATAATTTAATGAACTCGTACAGATTCCAATCAAAGGAAGAGTATGAGTTTTTTACGTTTATGGAATACCCAATTGAAATATTTGGACATGCTGGATTAAGTTACTCAACAACATTTACAGATTTACATAAAATGATTTATGATAATCAAGAACACAATTTTACATTAATTGGGTTGGATGAATTGGGTAAATCAAAACCAGCAACATTATTCTTCCTATCAAAAAACGGATTTTTAGGTAATAACATAAAATTTGACAAAAGTGATAACATTAAAGAGCTGTGGAACAAATGTGATATTTGGATTACAGATAAAAAACTTGTGTTAGACGAATGTCCAGAAGATAAAGTTGCCATCAAATTTAATACCAAATATAATGGACACTTTACTTATAAAAAAGAAATAACTAAATTAACTGAAATACAAGAACCATGGTTGAACTATTCGGAAAAAACTACTACATTGATATCGATGGAATCACAGACAAATGTAGAACAAACAAAACAGTAGAAGATGATGAAGATGAAGGTGCTACCGAAATCAACATTTTCAAATACGAAATAATAAAAATGTGTTTAGAAAGAGTGTTAGGTGAAATTGACGATGTTGACGAAGAAATGGGAATGTTCGCAAAAAACACCACAACCACATCTTTTAAAATAGCATTTAACACCTTAATAAAATATAAAATCTTAATTGAAGAATTAAACGAAGACGATGAGTAAACAAGAAAACATAGAAAAATTAGAAGAAGCGTTAGGTAGGTTACATTCAAAAGAAAATAACATTTATTTTCTAACTTATGACACAAGAAATAACGCAAGAGCGTCCATAAAACACATTTATGATATGGCGTTGACTTTAAAACAAAATGGTCATAAATCAAATATTTTAGTGGAGGACAAAACATACACAGGAGTCGAATCTTGGTTAGGTGATACGTACAAAGAACTACCAGTCGTGTCCATCAAAGAAGATAAGATTGAATTAAAAATTGATGATGTTTTAGTTGTTCCTGAATATTTTTCAAACGCTCTTGAGCAATTAACTAATATCAAATGTATTAAAGTAATGTTAGTACAACAAAAAGATTTTATGTTTGAAACACTATCAATTGGTAGTAGATGGTCGGACTATGGATTTGATAGAATCATCACCACAACAGAAAGTGCAAAAAAATACATTTCAGATATTTTTCCTGAAAGTTTAGTCTTTGTAATCCCTCCAATTATTGGTGATAATTTTAAACCTATTGAACTACCATTAAAACCATATGTTGCGATTAGTTGTAGAGATAGAGTTGTACATAGAAGATTAATTTCACAATTTTATTTAAAGTTTCCTCAGTTACGTTGGATTACTTTTAAAGATATGGTTCAGATGAGTTACGATGAATTTGCAACTAATTTAAAAGAATGTATGGTTTCTGTTTGGGTTGATAATGAATCAACATTTGGTACATTTCCTTTAGAGTCTATGAAATGTGGTGTTCCCGTTATTGGTAAGATTCCTGAAACAGAACCTGATTGGTTGGATGAGAATGGAATGTGGACCTATGACACAAATAAAGTTGTTGAAATTTTAGGTTCATATATCTTAGCATGGATTGAGGGAGTTGAGTTACAAGAAGAGGTGACTACTAAAATGAAAGATACTTTATTACCATATGAAACATCAATTACTCAAAATAGTATTAATTCAATTTTTGGGTCATTAATTAATAAAAGAATCGAATCTATCGAGAACGCATTAGAAAAATTAAAACAAGAACAAGAATAATCAATATGAAAAATATAACAGTATTAATACCTATTCACAAAATTAGTGAAGATTATAAGGAAATGTTAAATAAAGCTTTAGAGTCTGTTGAAGATTTTCACAACGACGTAAAAGTATCGTTGGTATGTCCCGCGGAAGTAAAAAAAGAGTTAACTAACTTATCTGATAAATTAGAAATTAATTTCGTAGTTAATAATGGTAAAACTGACTTTTGCTCCCAAGTAAATTTAGGTATCGAGAAATGTGACACAGAATGGTTTACTATTTTAGAAGTTGATGATCAATTTAAATCAATTTGGTTAAAATCAATTAACGATTATAGAAAAATTTATAGTGATGTTGATGTATTCTTACCAATAGTAAAAGATGTAAACTCAGAGGGAACCTTTGTTAGTTTTACTAACGAATCCGCTTGGGCTTATGGATTTACTGATATGCAGGGATTCATTGATAATGAGGTATTATTAGAATATCAAAACTATCAAATTAGTGGTGGACTTTATCGCACACAAAAAATTAAAGATAATGGTTTATTAAAAGAAAACATTAAATTGACTTTTGGATACGAGTTTTTATTAAGATTAACTCACAATGGAGTTAGGGTGATGATAGTACCGAGAGTTGGTTACCAACACGTTAATCTTAGAGAGGATTCATTATTCTGGTTATACAAAAACGATGAGAATAGTTTATTATCCGAAAAAGAAGTTAAGTTTTGGTTAGACTCAGCAAAAAAAGAATTTTTCTTTAAAAATAAACGAGATGTAAATTATATAGAAGCTTAATGCCAAGACCAAGAACCCAAAAAATTTATTTTGGGGAGGATCAAGAGAAGGCGGTAGTTAGTTACTTAGAAAGTACTGACGAAGCAGAAAGAAATAAGATATTCAACGAATATTTACGTGAACCCCTAATTATAATGGTCGAATCAATTATTCGACGTTATAAACTTTACAGAAAAGATATGGAATTTGAAGAAATCCATACAGACACAATGTCCTTTCTTATTACCAAGATTAATAAATTTGACCACACAAAAAATACCAAAGCGTATTCTTACTTTGGTACAATCTGTAAAAACTACCTTATGGGAGCAATACAGAAGGATACAAAGGAACAAAATAGACAAGTATCATATGACGACATATCATCAGATATTGAGGGTAGATCTGACCTATCATATGTGATAGATGAACATATTATAGACTATAGAGATATCATTATAAAAATGAGTATAGACTTAGAACTTTTTGTCGAAAATGAAGATTTAACCGAAAATGAACAAAAATTAGGGTATGCGTTACTAGAGATTTTTAACAATTTTGATATGATATTTCAAGTTGGGGATGGTAACAAATTCAATAAAAACCTCATATTACTCTCTTTAAGAGAAATGACTTCATTATCAACCAAAGAAATTAGAATATCCCTCAAAAGATTTAAAAAGTTGTATGATGGAATTTTAGGTGGATTTTTAGAATAAACCTATTTATTGGTATGAGAACACAAAGAAATTTAATCTCCTTAGAGGTTGATTCTGCATTAGCTTTAATGCAGGAAATCTACAATGACATTGTGGAACAAAAGAATACAGCATCAATGATAACAAAGAAAATGTTAACATTTATGAAAGATGCTGAGGACATGAGTGTAATAGGTCCCGTCATCAAAGAACAACAAAAAATCCTAAACGATTGTACTGAGAAAAAAATCTCCTTAGTTAAACTACAAGGTGTTTTATTAAAACAAACACAATCTACAGGTAAGGCCGGTGGACCTATGGGTAAATTAACCTTATCTGATGAAGATAGAGAAATATTGGACAAATTAATGGAAACTGGTTCTGATAATAAAGGTAAGTCAAACTACACACTATAATGTCCAACAAAATAAAGGAAACAAGAAAAAAGATTAGGCAAAAAATTGATGCTATTAAAAGGGCAAAAGATAATGCTAAGGATAAGGCTAACAAATTTGTTGATGGTTATGAAAACAAAGCATTAAAAGGTGCCGATGACTTATCAAAAACCTTATCAGATTTTTCAGCAAAAAAACTAAAAAAGTTAGAGGGTGGGATAAATAGAGCTAGTGACGTATTCTCTGATTTATTAGAAACAGTAGAAAAATTTGTAAGTGCCAAAAATATAAAAGTTGAATCATCAGATAAGTTATTTTCAAAACAAAGATTAAGACAACTTACAAACGAATCGGCGATTGAAACTTTAAAATCGTCACAACAAATTATTTTAGAAGCGGTACAAAAAATATTATTTGCTGGAGATGGTATATGTGGTTCCAACCAAACATTTGGTTCAACTGACACCGCAACATTAAGACCACAAGAATTTGATTTTATGAACGTATTAACTGTTGACCCAACATCAAACGTTGGTCAAATTGTTTACGAGAAAGATTCACCTGATAAGGGATTAATTAAAATGAATAAAAAATTACATAGTTTATTCGGTGCACCCAATACTCCGGAATTGTATAAAGCAACAAACGGAAATTCATTATTTTCATTATCGTGGGACGAATCAAATCAAAGATATGATGTTGCAGGTTTACAAGGTAAAAATATAAAAACATTTTTTACTGATTATTATTCAAGTATTGAACCCGTAGATTTTAGTGGAGTTACCAAAACCGCAATATACATGACATTACATGGTGACGGTAGTGAACCTCCTTTATTTGATAAGGGTTTTAATGATTTAAATAGATTATTAGCGAAACTATGTGCAATGTGTGGAAACCCTAAAAATGGTAAAATTCCTAATGCAACTACAGAATTTAACGAAAATGACGAAGATGTTCAATCTTATTTTGACTTTGATGATGTAGAGGGAGTTGATTTAGATGATGAAAAAGATAGGTTAGATAAAGTACTAAAGTTTAGAGATTGTAACAATTTTAAAATACCTATAAATGCAACACACTTTGAAGATTTTGTTTATGACGATGGTAATTTAAATGATTCAGTAAATGACGCCTTATTTAATGCGGCGTCTGACGCTCATAACCAATCTGAAGGTTCAATACCTCCAGATAATTTTCATTTGTCTATTTTAAATACTTTCATACTTAATCTACCAAAGGCACTTATTGGGTCGGTATTAAGTCCAAAATATTTTTTACCATTTATTATAGTTTATAAAATTTTAGTTACAGGTGTTGGTGGGGTTATAAAAACCGCCAAACAAATGATGAAAATTTTATATAAATTATTTAATGAAATTATTACAAAATTATTATGGAAATTTATTAATGAATTTTGGAGAAGAGTTAAAAAAGATTTAATAGTATTTTTGACCGACATAGCTGCAACAATATTAAAAAAGAAAGGTAAAAGATATCGATTAATTTTATTATCATTAATTGCAATTTTGACAAAAATACTTGAAAGTGGTTTTGACACTTGTAAAGACTTATATGGTTTAATAAATAAAGCAATTGATTTAGCTTTGTCAGGTTTTGGTGGTGGGTTTGCAACTGCTGGAATTAGTACTTTTTTATTACCATTTTTCTTGCAAAAACCTGGATATAGTGAAGATAGCGCCGTAATTCGTGCGATTGAAAAATTAGAAGAGGCTGGTGTCCCAACTTCACCCATATTTGGTGAGGACAATAAAATAATTGATTTAGTAAAATCAGTAATCAGTGGTCACGTAGAAGAACAAGATACAAATGGATTCATAGCCGCAAGTAATACTTCGGTTATTATACCACACCCAAGTCCATTCGTTGGTGCGGTATTTATTCCACCAGGATTATTAACAGTAGGAGGAGGTACATTTTAATATGGATAAAGAAAAAATTATTGAAGTTATTAGCGATGTTAAAAATAAATCAAATAAAGATTTATTTCTTGCAATAAATGAATTGAATGATGAATTTGAAAAAACAAAAACATTAATCATTGATTTAACAAGACATCTTGATAGTGTTGAAGAATTGTTCAATGAAATAAACGATGAAATAGAAAAAAGAATTAAGAAATGAGTGATGTGAGCACTAGAATTATTGAACTGGGTCTATGTTCAGATAATAGAGACCCGTTGGGGTTAGGTAGAATACGTATCCAAACATTTGGTAACGGTTCTGGACCTTCTGCTGGTGCTTTAAAATACGAACCATGGGACGACAAAGACCCTTTTATTGCTATTCCATTTTTACCCGCTAATATAAACTATGTACCCTTAATCGGACAATCAATTAAAATCATCAATTATGACCCGATTAAAGACACGGTAAATAGAGAATATATTTCTGGACCATTTACCACAACACATGATTTTAACACACAAGTATACGCATCTCAAGTTAAAAACACAACATATGGAGGTGCCGATTCAGAATTACCCAAAATCGTTAATCAAAAAGATGGTCAAATTATTGATACCTTTGCAAAATCATCAATTGCAAAATATGAAGATTATGCCGTATATGGTAAAAATGGTTCAGACGTTTTGTTTACAGAAAACGGACTCTCTTTAAGAGGAGGTAAGTTTGTACCAAAAACGATGGTTGCTCAAGCACCAAACATGTTTAATAAGCCATACATGTCAAATAAAATGGCAACACTTCACCTTAAAAAATATACTAATAAATTAGAATATTATGATGAGACTACAACTGAACTTATTACTGAGTCTAAAAATTTAAAATCTATAATAGAATATAGTATTGATAAATTTGATGGTAGTAACGCAATTATTAGTTTCTATGTATATCTAATTAAAGATTTTGATAATGCTAAACAGACAGTCTATGGTAACATATATAACACAAATAATCCAAAATTAGAAAATTCACCAATTATTACGGGTAGTACTCAATTAATAACAACGGGAACAACAGAACCAACATTTACTGTATTCGTATCGGATATTTTGTCTAATGGAGTAAATGGTATCTATAAAAAAATTAGACATACCTTAAAGAAAATACACAATAAAACAAGTCTGTTTCACATAAATCCAACACTACCATTTTCAAGTGTTGATTTACATCCATTTTATTTTAGACCAACATTATCTTGTGTAAATTCTATATTGACAACTCAAGATGAAATAAACAATAGGGTAATCATATTCAATAATATTATTTTAGCGTCTGGAATTGGTCCTAAAAGTGGGTTAGTTTATGATAAAACAAAAATGTCACCAGCAACCAAACCTATAACTAAAACTGTTACAAAATTAAGAGACACACCAAGTTCAGAACAAACTTTCTCATCTTTGAAATCGGATAAAATATTTTTGTTATCTCCAGAGTCTAATCCCCCTGAAAAACAAATTGCGATAGATTTTTCTAAATTGGAAAAATATGAATTAAGTCAGGAAAATTACATGAATGACATTTTACCTCACACATATTCATCAGTTAGAGGTGAAACCCTTATTAGACTTATTGAGTCCATAATTAATTTAATATTCAGTCACCAACACAATTTAGTCGGTCCTCCAGTACCGAGTGACCCAAATTATATTAATTTAATGAAGTTGATGGAAACAATGAAACAAGATATTTTAAATAATTCAATTAGAATCAACTAATTTGATATTTATTAATAAAGAAGATGTCATATTTCCGTTCATATTTTGAAAAAAACAACACGATAATCAAGAATTCTCAGGTAAACACGGCTAAAAACCCAACTACCGAGATTTTCTATGGTTCAGGATTTTCTAAATTTTTATTTAAAGTTAATCTTACAGATTTACAAGGTAAAATAAATAATGGTGATTTGGTTATTAACCAAAATACTAAACATTATTTAAAAATGACCAATACCATATTTGGTGACGAGGGATTAAAGGGTCAGAATAGAACCACTGGTAGAAATCGTGCAACTTCATTTAATCTAATAGTTTTTAAAATAAGTGAGTTTTGGGACGAAGGTTTAGGTTTTGATTATCAAGATAGTGAATATGACTTTACTGCAGGTAATAGTACATTTGATGAGAGACCATCTAACTGGTTTAATAAAACCACATTGAATCAATGGTCAAGTCAGGGTGTTTATAGTACCGACCCTGTTATTGTTACCACCGCACATTTTGATAATGGTAATGAAAATTTAGATGTTGATATTACAAGTTATATAAATGGTATAATTTTATCGGGGAATACAAATCACGGGTTAGGAATTGCTTTTGAAGTAATATATCAAAATATCACACCTGAAATTGACCAATCTGTGGCGTTTTTTACAAAATACACACAAACATTCTTTGAACCTTTTGTTGAATCTGTGTTTCAAGATAGAATAGAAGATAATAGACATAATTTTATTGAAAAACAAACACAGAATTTATACCTACATGTTACAAAGGGAACTAATTACTATGATTTAGATTCATTACCAACAGTTGACATTACTGATAATAGTGGAACACCTATTAGTGGATTAACAGGACTTACAACAAATAAAATACGAAAAGGAATATATAAGGTTACATTTGGTTTACAGGGTGTCTTGTGTGACGGAAAAAGGTTCTATATTGATAAATGGAAAGGACTACTCCTTAATGGGGTGTCAATAAGTAACGTTAGTCAAAAATTCGTACCAAAACCTTATACTGCCGGATTTACAATTGGTGAAAATCAAACAGAATTACAAAGATACGTTATTCAATTTTTCGGATTGAAACAAAATGAAAAAATATTAAGGGGAGAAAAAAGAAAAGTGGTTGTTACATTTAGGTCAATAAATGAACCAAAATCAGTTTTATTTGATGAAGTATTCTATAGAATTTTCATTAAAGAAGGTAGAACCGATGTTGTTGTTTACGACTGGACACAACTTGATGTAACAAACGAAAACTCATTTGTGTTTGACACTTCATTTATGATACCGAGAGAATATATGGTCGAAATAAAGGGAAAAACTCATACAGAGGAGATATTCTATAACGAAACAATAAAATTTGAGATAGTATCTGAAAAATAAAACTATTTATTATTATGAATATAACTGAATTAATTAAGAAACATTTAAAAAAAGTGGTAAAGGAACAAGAATCACACATATCTGAAGACGGAACTTACATGGTTTTATCCAACTTAGTTCAAATTAAAAATGATATCGAAAAGATATTGTCCTATAAACACCAATCTGATTTTCCAAAATTAGTTACGGGTGAACACGCGTGGGCGGGTGACCATATAACTACATCTAAAGATGATATTGAAGAAGTGGCTAACTTTATTGATGGTTACTTTGAACAAAAGAATTTGTCAGAAGCGGAAAAAAAGAGTAATAAACTTTGTTCTAGAGGTTTATCTGCCGCAAAATCTAAATTTAAAGTTTATCCATCGGCATATGCAAATGGTTATGCTGTACAAGTTTGTAAAGGTAAAATAAAAGGATTAGATGGTAAAAAACAATGTTCGGGTTCATATTGTAGCGGTAAAAAGTAAATCATGAAAATACACATAAACGAAGAAGATCTACAATACATTAAATTATCCATCAATAATGGTGAGGTATTACAAGAAGATTTAGGTAGGTGGTTTAAAGAAAAATGGGTAGATGTAAGTAAAAAAGTTAATGGTAAACATCCACCTTGTGGACGTAGTAGTGCTGATGGTGAAAAAGGAAGAAAAGGATATCCAAAATGTAGACCATCAAAAAAAGTGTCAAAAGATACTCCTAAAGTTGCCTCTTCATATGATAAAAAGGAAAAGAAGGCGATGACATCTCAAAAAAGAAGTGCAGAAAGAAAGGACCCTAAAATTGGAAAAGGTAATAAACCAACAATGACAAAATTTGACGAACAACAAAATGTTGATGAAAGAAGTAGAAGTTTTGCGTTTACAAGAAAAAAAAGATTATTTAGTCAACCAGAAAGAATGTCTAATCCTTTTAGATATAAAGAATTTGATAGATTATCTGAAGGTGTAGAAAAAAGAACAATTATTCAAATATCTGAAGAACAATTTCAAAGACTTTTTGAATATAACGAAGATACGCCAGTTTTAATTTATGAAGATGAATCGGGTTCCGTTCAAAACACAAATTTTGAGTCGACCAATATGTTAAATGAGGCTGAATATCAAGGACGTAAAGTTCAACTTGGAAAAATCATGCAAGGTGATATTAAAAAGTTTAAAGTGTATGTCAAGAACGACAAGGGTAAGGTTGTTAAGGTAAATTTCGGTTTTGGTGGTAAATCCGCTAAAGGTAAACGAATGGTTATCAAAAAGAATAACCCCGCAAGACGTAAGTCATTTAGAGCTCGTATGAATTGTGATAATCCAGGTCCTCGTTGGAAACCAAGATATTGGGCTTGTCGTACTTGGTAATTAATAATAAACTATATTAACCCCACACTCATTTAAAAGTTGTTTAGCCTTACTTTGGGATTCATCCCACTTTTCTTTATTTTTAGTAGTACAGACTTCCTTACAATATACCGTCTTTATACCGGAATTAACAATTCCTCGAGCACAATCCATACAAGGTAATCCCGATGTTAAGTAGATTGTTGAGTTTTTCAACGATACACCTTCTAACGCAGCATTATAAATTGCATTACGTTCAGCATGTTCCATCCAGAAGTATTTCTCGGGTCTTTCCTGACGTTCTTGTAATGAATCGTCCAAACCCCTTGGAAATGAATTATAACCCGTAGAAAGGACGTTATTACCCTCACCGACTACAACGGCACCTATCTGTGTAGATTGGTCCTTAGATTTGAGTTTTACCACCTCAGCAATCTGTAAAAAATACTCTATCCAATTCATATTAAATTAATTTTTGTTTCACCCAATAATATAACATACCGGTTGCGTACCTGTGTAAGTTTTTTGCTTCTTTCTTTAAAATTAAGTTCCCAAGTTGTATTAAATGTGAACGATTATATAAATCTACACTAACAATAAACCCTCCATCGGATTTTTCATACGTTGTCTCTTTCATTGGTGGAATATACTTTCCCTCATCGTCGAGTTTCAACGTCCTAATCATTTCGGTCTTATTCATCTTACATTCTATACCTCTAGAATGTATCATTTTTTCTAAGACATCTAACCTTAATTTATTGTAATCGACTTCACCCATATTGCAAATATATGAAATTTTTTGGAATATTCAAAAAACAAAAAACCCCCGAATTTCTTCGAGGGTTTTTATATTCAATCCTATTAAGATTATCTTAATGTATCCAAAGAGAATGTAGTGATACCTTTCACGTCGATTACACCAAAGTAACGGTTGTTTACCATTTTCTTTGCGTAACGTGTCATGATTCCTTTGATAGGAGTCATTGTGAACGGATTGTACATTGTTGGAGTTAATTGTAAAGGTACATATGGAGCGTAGATGTAACCAGCGTCCAATAGTGATTTACCTTTGTGACCAATTAAGATCTTGCTAGCTGGGAAGTAAGGATCACGATATACTTGATATCTTCCAGCAAGAGAACCGATTTTCTCGATACCCATGTTGTATGAATCTTGCTCAGGAGCTGCGTTAGATACGTGGAAATATTCTAAATCATCGAATACTGCAGAAACTTCTGAAGAAACAACGATCCAGTTAGCACCACCTCTTAATGTAGTCTTATGGATTTGAGCTGAAATTTGGTTAACCTTAGTTACCAAAGTTTGGTTCCAATCTTTTTGAGTGTAACCTTGTAATGTAGCACCTGATGCTCCACCGTATTTCCACTCATTGTAATCCCACTTAGCTTTCCAAGCTGCACCTTTACGTAAATCACGTAAGATTTCACGGTCAACTTCTGCTGCAATTTGCTCAGATAATAAAGCTGTTAATTCAGCTTCAGCATCGATGTTGTGGAATGCACTAACGTCTTGAGCCAATTCAGGAGACCATGTAGCTCTTAATTTTC